ACAACAAGGTCAGCAAAAAAAGTAGCGACAACAAAGTCAGCAAAAAAAGTAGCGACAACAAGAAAGACTCAAAAGAGGAATAATACTTTTGAGTTTGGGGTATTTGATTTATCAGTTCCTCCTAGTATAAAAGAAACAAAAAACATTAAAAACCTCCCAAACGAGTGGGTTCCTTTTGGTGATGACAATTTGTTTCCTCAATATCTAGCAGAACTTAAAAGAAAATCATCTACTCATAGGAGTGTTTTGGCTCAAAAAACCGTATTCACAAGTGGAGCAAAATTTGTTTGTGAGGATGAGAACTTAAGAAAGTTTATAGAGGATGTAAATGCTGACCACGAATCCTTAAGAGATGTTTTCAAAAAATTAGCAGATGATTATTACACTTTTGGTAACGCTTATATGGAGTGCGTTATATATGATGGAGGTGTAAATATTTATCATTTAGATGCAACAACAGTTAGAATGAGTAAATCTAAAAAAGAGGTTTATGTAAATTCTGATTGGTGTAAGTATTGGAATAACGATACAAAAATAAAAAGACTGCCTATTTACCCTAGGGTAGCACACAATAAATTCGTAATGCACTTTAAAGATTACGAGCCTACATTTAATTTTTATGGACTTCCTGATTATGTAGCAGCACTAGAGCATATCTGTGTTGATTATGAGATAGGAAAATGGAATCATACTAAATTTTTAAATGGGTTTCAGCCTTCTGCTATTGTAGAAATTAATGGAGATATGGGAGAAAAAGAGGCTCAAAAAATGGTTAGAGAGGCTCAAAAGAAATTTGTAGGAGAGGGTAATAATGGAAAGATATTATTTATAGTAAAGAATGGGGACACTTCTCCTGCCAATGTTCAGGTTATAAAAGATGACCAAGAGGGGAGTTGGATAGATTTACAAAAAATAACTGACCAAAATATTATAACTGCTAACAGATGGCAGCCATCACTTTCAGGTATTGTAAGTTCAGGTAAAATGAATAATACAGGTAGTGAAATTAGAATTGCTTATGACTTAGTAATGACAACAGTAATTAGAGATACTTCTGAATTATTGTTAAACGGAATAAGAACGGTTCTTTACAATGAAATGGGCTATGACCCTAAAGATTTAAAAATACATTATGAGCCACCTATCTCTTATGCGAATGATGTAGATATTAGAGAGGTATTAACTATAAATGAACAACGAGCATTAATAGATGAGGATTTACCAATGCTAGATGATGGAGATATGTTTGTAGCAGATAGAGAAATTATAGTTACGCAAAGAGATGATGATGGAGATGGAGAGATAGAGGAGGAAAAATCGGTAACACTAGAACAATAGATAATGGCAAACACTAAACAATATATTACATTAGTATCTGCAGGAGAGGTAATTGACAAGACATTTACTAATAAAAACACAGACCCTGTTCTTGTTTCTGAAAATACTATTGTTTTAGCAGAACTTGCTCATATAAGACCTTTGTTGGGGGAAAAATTTTACGCAGAGTTAAAAGAGGAACACGACACAGGAACCTTAACTGTTAAGAATCAAGAGTTTATGACATATTATTTAGAGGATTGTCTTTCTTGGTTTGTTAGGTTTGAGGTTGTTAATGATATTATGAGCAACATAACATCTAGTGGGGTTGTGCATAATCTTGATGAGTTTTCAAGGATTATAAATCAAGAAACATATAACGCTTTCAAGCAAGACACATATAGAAAGGCTGAAATATTTGCAGGAGATATGATGGAGTATTTAAACTCAAAAGATGAGGATGGTAATTATCCAACATTTGAAAACAACAAGCCTAATAGTATGAATGACACATATAAAAATCACGGAATGATATTCTATGATAGTATATATGGGTATGATGGTGTTGATGGTTGTTTCAGTTGTGGGACAAACTATAATAATGGTAGGTGTAATTGTAATTGTAATGATTGTTAAAATATAAATATGGCTGCAAACGAACATAAAAACTTATTAGACCCTAACAGGCATTATCCTCTAGGATATGAATTTGCTGAAAACAATATGGTTCCAAGCAAAAAAACAGGAGTATCATATGATGATAAAACAGGTAATTACGGTTGGGTTTACCCATTACAAACATTTGTTTTAAGGTTAGATGATGTTTTGGCTACAAACAATAATATTGATTATATTAGAATGCCTTATAACTTTAGATTAACAGAGGTAAGGGCTAGTGTTCAGTTTTCAGGGGCTTTAGTTACTGTAGACATACAAGAGTCAGGAGTTTCAATACTTTCTACTCTTTTAACAATAGATTCAGGAGAGAAAACATCAACAACTGCTGCGACTCCTGTTGTAATATCAGACTATGAATTAGGAGATGATAATGAGGTGGTTGTTAATTTAACAATAGGAGAAGGGGAAGCCCCAAGAGATTTAAAAATATATTTAATAGGTTATAGACAAGTGAGTTAAAAATGAAAAGCAATATGAAAGATACAACAGAAGTGCTAATTGCAAATGGAGGGGTTTTAGGGTTGAGTTTAGCAGAGTGCAATGAAATACTCCTGTTTATATCTACAACTCTTGCTATATGCTTCACAATTTACAAGTTTTACAAATTATCAAAAAAGAAATAAAAAATGGCAAATACAATACAACAAACAAGCCTTAATGTTAGTATAAACGAGCAAATAACAATAAATGGAGTAACCTATGGGAACAACATAACAAAATCATTTGCAGATAATGGTAAGGTAGACCAAAGAGTAATGCAAATTAATAGCACTAAACTAACATCAGTTTTTGAATATCACGACGCACTTCCTGATGTAGCAGGTTCAGGTGTTAAAAGTGAGTTTGCTTATTTTAGGATAACAAATACAGATAGTTCAGTTGGTGTAACGCTTCAATTTTTTGTTAGTGGAGCAAAGAACGGATTCTTTTATTTACCTGCAGGATGTAGTTTTGTGTTAATGAGTAACGATATGGACTTCTTGTGTGAAGGAGAGGATTTTTCTTTAGGAGATTTGGTTGCTGTTAAGGCTAAAACAGACGGAGGTAAAGATGTTGTTTCCTCATATATAGAGTATGTTGCTGTGTTTAAAGGTGGGGCAGACCCTGCAGGAGATGGGGAGGCTCCAGAGGAGGCTTAATCTATGGCAAAATTAACTTTTGTATTTCGTGAGAAAAAGAATAAAAAGCGTAAAGGTGTTCATTCTAAAAATGCTTCAAAATCTCAAAATGGCTATAAAAAAAAGTATAGAGGGCAAGGAAGGTCATAGTGATTATTACTATGATTTTGACAGGAATAAAGATGTTCCTAGAGAAATAAAATATTTTGACTTATCTGAATTTGATAGTCCTGATGATAGTAATTCAGGGCAAAATATGGATTTAGATTTTGTAAGAAAACTAGATTACGCCAGAGAAATAGCAGGTGTTCCTTTTAAAATAACATCAGGCTACAGGACTCCAAGACATAATACTGCTGTTGGGGGCTCTATAACCTCATCACATATGAATATACCTTGCAATGCTTGTGATATTGCAATTCCTGATAGCGTTACTAGATATAAAGTGATTGATTCGCTATTAAAAGTAGGTATAAATCGCATTGGTATTGGAAAAAATTTCATACATTGCGACACAGATAAAAACAAAAGCCAAGATTTAATTTGGCACTATTATTAATTAAAATTTTATAAAATGAAAAAGTTTTTAGAACAATTCCTAATTGGACAAATGGTAAAGTCAAAGAAGTTTTGGTACACAGTTATTGCTGTTATAGTAACATTCCTTCACGAAACATTTGGATTAGACCCTGTACAAACAGAGTCAATATTATACTCTATAATGGCACTTGTGTTAGGTCAAGGTATTGCTGACACAGTAAAAACCAAAAAATAAACCTTGTTGTTTAAAATAAATTATTACTTTTGTAATTCCTTTCTTGATTGTGTTTTCAGAATGGATAGTTAGTAGTTAAGGGTAGATGGTTAATAACTTTCTACCCTTTCTCTTTACAAGGGTATTTTTTTAATAAATTTGAATATGAAAAAATACGGAAGGAGGTTAAGGCTGTCTATTGATGAGGAAAATTTAATCTATAAGCATAGAGCAAATTCAATAGAGAATTTCAACGACAATACAGCTTTAGATATGCATCTTGTAGAGAGGGGTATTAATAAAAAAGATGTTGTATCTGTAAAGCATTGGCAGTCAGCTAGTGGAGAGCTAAGGTTTTCAATAGTAACTAAAGAGGATTGTGGTTTAGATGAAAATCAAATATTTGATAATGTAAATAAATTTATAGAAGGTTATTCTCCTGAATATAAAAAAATAAAAAGGGAAAAAGGAACTCATCTTTTAGTTATAAACCCTGCCGATATACATATAGGTAAATATGCTAGTGAATTAGAAACAGGAGAGGCTTATGACTGTGAAACTGCTGTTATGAGGGTCTTAGAGGGTGTTCAGGGTCTTATAGATAAATCTACAGGTTTTGACATAGATAAAATTTTATTTTGTATTGGAAATGATGTTTTGCATATAGATAATGTTTATAATACTACTACAAAAGGAACTCATCAAGATACTGACGGAAAGTGGTGGGAACACTACGAGATAGCTTTAATGTTATATGTTAAAGTTATAGAGATGTTAAGGGAAATATCCCCTGTAGATGTTTTGCACTCAATGAGTAATCACGATTATCAAAGCGGTTTTCATTTAGCACACACATTAAAATCTTGGTTCAGAAAAGCAGATGATGTAAAGTTTGATATTAGCGTATCTCATAGAAAATATTATCAGTATGGTAAAAACCTTATTGGATTAGAACACGGAGATGGAGCAAAAATGGATAAACTTCCTTTATTAATGGCTCAAGAAAGACCTAAAATGTGGAGCGAAACTAAATTTAGATATTGGTATCTACATCACATTCATCACAAAGTAAAACATAAATGGCTAGATGCCAAAGATTTTATTGGTGTTACTGTAGAATATATGAGAAGCCCTTCTGCTTCTGATAGTTGGCACTCAAGAAAAGGTTTTACAGGAGCTCCTAAAGCTTGTGAGGCTTTTTTGCACGACAAAGAAAGTGGTCAAGTTGCTAGACTAACACACTATTTTTAAAACAAACCCTTAAATAACCCTTAACATAGGGTATTCTATACTCTTAAAGATAAATATAAAGATATAGTTAAAGTTAAATACTAGGTTAAATTAAAAACAAATTACATATTTTTTAGAAAAAACTTACTAAATATTTTGGTAGTTTAAAAAATTGTTGTATCTTTGCATAGAATTTCAGACAGACTAACTAACTAAAAGAAAACACTAAATTATGAATTACGATAATTGGAAATTAAGCAACCCTATTGATGATGGACACGGAACAAGTATGGTAAGTTCTTGTTGTGGAGATGAAATTATGTACGAAGTTCCTACTTGTACGGAATGTGGCTCCTTTGAGATAGGAGAAAAATGGGCAGGAGATGAAGGATGGACTATCTGTGATAATTGTAGAGCGATAGAGCAGGGTTATGATTATTTAGATATATGTTCTAAATGCGAATGTGAATGTAATGAGATAGAGGATTACGAATATGAGCAAATACAAAAAGAAAACTACGAGGAAAGTATGAGAGACGAATACTAATTATTAACTAAACTATTTTAAAATGACAAAAACACAAACGAGTGATATTCTACAACACTTAAAAGATGGTAGAAAATTAACACAAA